GAGGATATACCTGATAGCTACAAATGTAGTTGTTATGTACATCTTCACGTCGCGCCGTACTTCCGTTTGTTAATTAACCATTAATGAGCGGAATAGGGTGTTTTCTGGCTTTCTAAGATCTATTTCTAAATCAAAGGCGGTAGAATCGTGCCCTAGTGGTACTTACTTTGCACACAGTGCTGTAAGGTAATACAAGATTTTACTGTTGGAGAGGCTTGATATGTCTCGAAAGAACAGAAGATTAGCCCGACAGGTGAGAACCTTAGGTTGTACAACCTGCCTGCAGCCCTGACCTTGTTTACAAGGTTAGGAAACTGAAACGGTGTTCGCTACCTCCCTTCTCAACACCCAAAAACTAAAATTATGAAAAGTAAATTACAATTTTTTAATTTCAGTCCGCGGATGCTGAAAGTGTTAGTACCGAACTTCGCCGGCATGTTCCGTGTAAAAGCGGGACGGCCACTCGTCGCGTGGTTCTTGCGAGCCACACGATGGGTGAGAGGAAATCTCACTTCGTCTTATGTACGTATCTGTGTATCTTTCATCAGAGACTTATTACCCCTGGCAAAACGATCAGGAGTTAAGTACGTGGTATTATACTTGAAGGTTTGTAATATACTGCTTATGCAGTATGCTGCAGGCCAAGTTCCGGTTAATCCCAGAACTTTAGGTCTGGCTGTGTCACAAACGCGGTCAGGTCTACCTCGTATTATCCCTCGTGTTCACCGACAGTTTATCATAGATAAATCTACGTTCCACGTCCGCTTTTGGCTGACGTTATTCTCTATTTATCGAGTAATCGATTTTAGAGGGAAGTTAAAGATTGACTCTATTATTAATTCAGGTGTCTTATTATCTAATTCGACGTTTTCTGAATTCCAATCAGCCTGCTTAAGTTTCATCAAACTTAATAAAATTCAGTCATTTGACAAAATGCCTGAAGCAGTGCCGTTTACAGTTTCAACTAGAAGCCCAAACAGCTTCCACATTGATCCTGTATCTAGTGATCGTCCTAAGGAGGTCTCGAAAGAGGCTCATTTAAACGAAGATGTTGCTATAACAGCTTCATCTCTTCCTAGTATTATCGCTAGTTGGATTTCATTAGGCCGAAATGGTCTTGGAAAGTATGCGAAACTTTATGCAAGTATTACAGGATCCAGAGGGTTCGCCCTTTGGATTGCTGCTTACGAGCTGTCTCGACACTGGACTACCCATAACAAAGTTATCGGATGGTTCTTTAGTCCTGCAGCTTTCTCTAAGTATGCTGGTAAACTTGCATACAAGATTGAGCCTGCTGGAAAAGTCCGGGTGTTTGCAATGGTTGACGTAGTAACTCAATGGTTGCTGGCCCCCTTACATAATATACTTTTCTCGGTCCTTCGGAAACTTCCTACGGATGGAACATTTGACCAGCTTGGTCGAGTAAAGAGCTTTGCTCAATACTTGGTTCAAGCTGAAATCAAACAAGTATATTCGTTCGATTTGACCGCAGCCACTGATCGGCTCCCTCTATCTCTTCAACAGCTTCTGCTGAATTGCTTATTTAGCGACGACAGAGTTCCAATTCTTTGGGCTAATTTATTAGTCGATAGATGGTATAAGTTACCTCGTCTTAGCGGAGATTACCGCGCTACTATATGTAGTAAACTTGGTATCAAACCATCATCTACTGACTCGTATCTTGTTGAAGATTTAATCATCAACAAGGCACAGTTTAAAGCACCTTGTGTTTCTGCTGTGAAGTATACTGTTGGGCAACCAATAGGCGCTCGAAGTTCCTGGGCTATGTTGGCTCTAACGCATCACGTTATTGTTCATAACGCTGCGTTAAGAGTGAACCTCCCATATTTCTCCGATTATCTCATCTTAGGAGATGACATCGTAATTGCTAACAAAGCAGTTGCGATGGCCTACGTTGATTTACTCTCTGAGTATGGAATACCGATCAATTTGACCAAGTCAATTCAAAGTAATAATAGTTCTTTCGAATTCGCCAAACGTTTTTTAATGTCTGGTGTTGACGTTAGTCCTATTACTTTCCGAGATATGGCTTGTGCACGATTTGACGTTAGAGCTTTACAAGCTCTAATCCAAAAAGTGCTAGCATTTAGAGATCTAAAAGTCTCGCAAGTGCTATCTATTGCTGGGTATGGGTATCACGCTATTGCTCGAATATATGCTCCTTATATCGCGGTTTCCCGTCGTTTAGGGCGGTTACTAATATTATTATCGTTTCCTGGAGAACCATTCTCACACTTATCTGGTGTGAACGAATGGGCTCTTAGTCACGGTTTTAATGTTAAGTCCATCCGAAAACCTCGGGGTAACGTTGTGGGTTACGTTAGAACTCAGATTCTGAATCTGTGTCGAAGCGTTAAGTTCCCACACGTGCCGGCTGATAAGCAGCTGTTCTTCGAAGCAATCTCTAAATACGCGCAAACTAATTG